GAAAAGGCATCCATCGTAACTGTGGATGCCTGTGTTGTGTCTGCCCGTGTACGGCGGGTGTTTCTTCTCTTGGACATAATTATTTTCTCCCTCCATTAGCCTGTTCGGCTAATATCTGTTTCAATCTGTCCGCTATTTCCGAAGCGGATAAACCACTTTTTGTTTCAAGGCTCACCGTTATATCTGGAGACAGTATCCTGGATTCCTGCCCCGCATTATCAGAAGCAGGCCGAAGAATCTCCAATGCCTCGCTGTCCCCGCACCGGGAGTATGTAATCCGTTCATATCCATATGGAATATCCTTCTTCTCTTCTTTATTCATGATGCTATCCTCCATTTTGGTAGTTTTGTCTTACAGTAATACCGTAGGGCGTCCGGCCCATGGTCCTGCTGTTTCACCGGCTTTTCCTCTCCGCGTTCTGCCGCCTTATCATCCCACACATAAGACTGCATTTCCCCAGTCAGCCCCCTGCATTTGCGGTTGATCCTGATGCTACGCTTAGCCAGAAGAGTGGATACGATCCGAATGCCATCTATTACCTCATTATCTGCCGGCTTCACATAATAGCCATGCCCCTGCAACTCGGCTATAAAAGACGCGGCAGAGGGATCCACAATGATCTCGCACTGTTCCTCTGGCCTGTTCCCCATGAACTCTGCCATATCATCTGCATACTGGGAATCTGTTCTCTGTGGGTTAGGGCTGCGCCTGGCCTCTTCTGATCGGCTGTCCCAACGATATTCCCGATCAACCCACAATATCTGTCCATCGTCCCAGATATCCAAAAATACACAGGGATTCGTGGTGCCATAGTCCACTGCAATACTCCGAACCGCTGTGCTTTTCAGCGCCACAGGACGTTGATCGTCCGTATACAGATTATCGTCTGTAAACATGGTATAAATCAGACCCTCAGCGGCTTTCCACAGCCCCTTGATATACCGCAGGTAGAAAACTCCGGCATACATACTGCGGTATCTGGCCTTAGTCTTCTCAGACAAAGACAGGTTATCATCCATTGTAAAATGCAGATAAAGAAGCTTTTTATCTCTGCGCTTGTCAATCCAATTTACCTTGAACCAATGCACAGGCCCCGCCGGATTGCAGTTAAACCACATCTTAGAGCCTTCCACCGAAAGACGTCCTGTCGCCTGGTTCACAAATGATTCCGGCATCAATGCCACCTCATCAAAAAAGGCACCTGCTGCTGTAATACCTTGAACCAGATCCTGGGATCCTTCGTCTTTTCCACCGAATATGAAAAAATAATTTGTCTTACCTTTCCTGGTAACTTCCAGCATGTTGGGAAGATCTCCAGAGATATGGTAAATCCACTTATATCCCCGACTGGTAAGCATAAGCTTCAGATTCTGCAATACGTTACGCTTAAAAGAGCTGATGGTCTTTCCGGCCATAATGAAGTTTTCTCCGTCAAACCGTTCCATGGCCCACATTATATAAGACAATGACATGCTTACAGTCTTTCCGGATCGGATGGCTCCGTCTGCTATAATCCCTTCCGCGTCCTTTACCGGACTGGAATCCGCCCACCAGGTAAATACCTGGCGCTGCTTACGTGAAAACTTCTGAAATTTAAATATCAGCCGTTTCCTCTTCATCGTCTGCGTCCTCCACTTCTTCTGCAAAATCAGACCAATCCTCGTCGGCAG